GCGGCACTCAGGAAAAATGTTCGTCTGTTTGTACTGTTCTGCGTAAACGGCATTTCAAATCCCCACGACGGGTCACCTGTCGATGGAACTTCATAGCTTCCATCTCCGGTTTCTCTGGCAATGTAAACATTAAGCCCCCCGTCAGCTTTTGCATGATTTGAATAGTCAGCATCTATACTAATCAAGCATGCTGCTTTGCCGTCTAAATCTAAAGCAGCAGAGGCATCCGATGTAGTGCCGCCTTGTGTTAAGGTTATCGCAGCATCGATAACTGACCAACTAGCGTCCCAATTGTATCCGGTATCCGCCATGACTTACACCATCCTTCCATTTAGTATAGCCGCTCCTGCGGTTGCCAAATCACCAAGCATTGTATTAATAGCAGTTTGATTTGCAACATCTGCCTCGTACATTGCCCAGAGCGTGTTTAGTACATCAGTTTTTTGCTGTGACGTAGCAATTAAGGCATCAATCGGCCCGTATCTTTTTACATCTTCACCATCAGTCAAAACACCGACGACAGTTACTCGTTTAGTAGCTACGTCTTTCTCTTGTATTTCTAATGTCCATACTGCCGCCATAATATATCTCCTGTCATTTTACTTCCATAACCCTACAATTTTTGTTATCGCCGCCCCGACACTAAATCCCAGCAATGTAAGAACGAAACCGCAACCCATCATAAACGCCCTGGATTTGCCGATCTCTTTGCCGTAGGGGCACATCGCAACGTGCATTTCGATCGCCTTTTTCGCGGCTGCTTCGGCCGCTTCCCGGGCGATATTTTTTGTATTTAAAATAATCCAATCTTCAGAATGTGGCATGCTTGTACCTCCAGGTGAAACCATAAACCAGTCATTTAACAATTCACATCACAATATCAATATGTACCCTGCCCGCGAACGCGGACAGGTTACACATCGATCGGTCATTGCTGTTACGTGGTCAGTTCATAGACAAACAGGTCGGTCGCGCCCTGGAGAAACTCTTCGGTATTTGCACGCATCCGAAGCACATCGGAGCGGATTTCATCCTTGCGATACGACTCGAATGTCGGGTTCACCGGAGAATCGGCGGTCCATAGAGCCGTTCTGGCAGCACTTGGCGTTTCCAGCGTGTCGCCGTCATTGGCGGTTACTATCAGGTAGGTTGTGCCTGCTGTCCAAATTTGGCTCATACTTTCGGCATAACCCTCTTCGGTGGAATCGTACGAACCGCCCGCGATGAGGACCTCTTTGATCCCCAGCATCGCCGCGACAAGCTCCTGACGGAGCCGAGACGGCTGGACACCGCTGGCAGTACCCGCCCAGGTATATTTAACCTTATCGATCACCTCTGCAGTTGCCATCATTTCGGTGTAATCGGCCCGCGGTATGACATACGAAATATCTTCCCTTGCCACTCCGCAGTTGTCCTGCAACGTCTCGATACCGGTCTCGATATCGGCTAGCGGAACCGCCGATGCTGCTGTGCTCCATACTGTTGACGGAGCGTTGGATGTAAAGCCGCCGCCTGACAGCAAAGCCGCCACCCGCTGTTCTTCTGCCAGCAGCATCTGATAGGTTAATATCTGCATGGCGGCACGTTCGGCGTTGAACAGGCTGCCATATTGTGCCTTTTTCGCATCGTCAATAAGATACTCCAGGCCATGTTCCACGCAGTCGTATGTTCCCCGGCCAAATTCGCCGGTGATCCTGTTGTAGCCGCCATCTGGTGTGCGATCGGTGCTGGAAGCCGGTTTCTTGAAGGATTCCCGATTGAATATCGGAAAGCTCCCGGATTTTTCGCCCACTTCGATTATCGGTGCCACTCGCCTGCCGATAAACCGCCCGGCGGCTTTTACGGCCTCGAATTCTTTCGACAGCACCGCCATATCAGCTCGAAATGTTACGCTTGTTGATTCTGGTCTCATAATATAACTCCTTATTTTGTCGTTAAATCAAAAATTAAAATATTACACAGCGACAGAAAATTCCATCAGCTATCAGCGATCCTGCACTACCTGGATATAATCAACCAGCAGCGTTTCGGCATTGGCTCCGCCGGCCTTTGCACCCAACAGGACGTGCATCTCTTCCAGTCCTGAAATTGTCAGGTCAAGTGTTGCTCCCAGCGTCCCGTCAACGTAGAACTTGACCTCGGCGGTCACACCGTCGTTGTAGTCGTAAACTATCTGCAGGACATGCCACGAACCGGAAGTAAACGCACCGGCATCGGTGTCTGTGTCCTGTGTAGCGGCATTGGATGTCTCCGCCTGCCAGACAGTCCCGCCGTCAACCTTGAAAAATACAGCACCGTCGTAGCTGGCCATCGGTCCAGCCCCGTCGTCCAGCAGCGAATTAGCCGCCACTGTATCAGACAGACCGACGATGATATTAGCGTCGTCGGTGTTGGCCTCGGTCAGCTTGACCCTCGCCTCGAGAGATAACTTCTTGTCTGTCTGGAACGTAAATATTTCATGTTCCGAACTGACATAGGACTCGTTGTTATCCGTTCCGCCTGTGGCAATTGATAAAACGCCGCCATTTGCGTCGGTGCTGTCAATTGTACCGGCATCAGACACTGTATCTACCCAGTTGTCGTCGTCGTTAAACGTCCAGAAATCATCGAAAAATTCCATGATATTCTTTTTGTCGGAGCTAAATGCGTCGTTGGCACCGTGCGTTCCCCAAACGATCGCTGAACCCTTGCCGCCATCGCCTGTTATAGCAGTTAATAATATACCGATCTGTAAACCGACCGCGGCATCTGATACCTTACCGTCGGTTGTGACATAGAGAGCCGCTCCGGCGGAGATCGCCTTTGATCCTGTCACTTTCATAATTCCGCCCTGTAGCGGCTTGATTGTTGTTACCGTAGCGGTTGCCACCGCTTCTGTAGTCAAGCCGATTGGCTCCTCACCGCCATCGGCATATTTTGCTGTAGATGAGCTTGTCAGTACAAACCGATCCGCAACCAGTGCTTCACCGCTGGTCATCGTGAACGGCCCATTATTTTCATAAGCTAAACCCGCCATAATAAAATCCTCTCAAATAAATTTTTTGTTTTTCGGTCGTTTCAATCGTTACTCGTTTTCAGTTAGTGCGATTCCTGGCCGTTTACCCACGCAGCGTGACTTTTCGGGTATCGTTTAGCCGCTTCGACAATAGCCTGCCCTTCGGTTTTCCCCGACGACATCAGTTGGCCTTTGTAAGTGACATACGCCGACTCGTCGTCGGTGTCACCGTCAGCCATGACAGAAGCGTCGTCGTCGTTTACCTTCTGAGCAGTGGCATCTGATCCGCCCGTTGCGATTGCATCGAGTTTTTCGGTTGCAACTGCCAGTTCAGCAGCAGCCGCTTTGGCGTTTTCGCTGATAACCTTTATGGCCACATCGAACCCTTCCGCCTTTGCCTCGGTCAAACTGGAGCCGTCGGCTATCGCCTTATTTCGCACCTCTTCAAACGCTTCGCCGTCCAGGGCCGACTGTATCGCCGTAATCCTGGTCCGTTCCGCCACCTGCGCTTCCTGAGCTACAGCAGCGGCATCCACTTTTTCTGTTTTTTCTTCGCTCATAACAATCTCCTTGCTATCTGTGTTATCATTTGTGACAGATGCCCGCTGCTCTGTCGTCTCTTCTACAAAATCGTCTCTCATTCCCGGCCGTTCCATGTCCAGAACCTGGCTGAATGTCGCTATGCCATCAATGAGTTTTTGGTTTTTTGCGTCCGCGGCAACATATACGCGCCCATCGGCCAGCTTCCGGAGCTGTTTTTCGCCCGGTCCATTCGGTCCGCGGCCCCTGACAATGGCGGCAAGGAATGATTCATAGTGTGAATCGATCACCGTCTGGATAACTCCGACCTGTTTGTTTGTTACTTTGATCCCCTGAGCGCCAACACCTTTATTTTCGCCAGATCGGATAATGTGCATCTTGACACCGGCCTTGTCATAGGCCTTTGACGAATCCATCAGCAGACTGTAAACGCCGATAGAACCGACCAGTGCTGATTTATTGGCATAAAACCGCGAAGCCTGCGACCCAATCCAGTAAGCAGCAGAACAGGCCAGATCGTCGGCAAACGCAACAACAGGTTTAACTTTTGATGCTTCATACACATCATCGGCAAAATCCATCAAACCGGCAATAGAGCCGCCGGGACTTTCAATATGCAATATAATCGATTCAACATTTGGATCGTCAACCGCTTCGGCCAGTTGTCTGTTAAGTGTTTCAATTGAGGTCCCGCGCGGTTGTGATACACCGTTTACCATCCGGCTGTGCTTTGCGATCACGCCTGCGACCGGTATAATTGCCGTTGCTGTATCGGCATCGAAGCTGACCTCGTTATCATCAGTAGAATCATCGGTCTTGGTCTTTCCGATAGCTATTTCGATCTGTTCGGTAGTTAGCTTTACCCCGCTGACGTGCCTGTCAACAATCTCGACCATCCTTCCGAGCGTGTCGATCTCAACGGCCCATGTCTGGTTGGTCATATATTCCAAAATTAAAGGTAATGAGTCCATGTTTACTGCTCACTCTCTGAATCTTCGTTTTTGTCTTGATCGTCATCATCGGGTTTAATTTCCCCGAAAGTGCCGCTTTTTTCCGGCGATATTCCAAGTTCTGCCATGATTTCCTGCTCTTTGGCGATCTCCTCAAACACATCCTTCGGCACATCGCCGCGCTCGCGGATACACTGTGAAACGCTCTTTGTCCGGTTATTGATTGCGATATTATCACCGTCTGCTTCCTTCTTTTTGTCGATCATCTCCCATGCCGGCCATTGTAGCCTGACATTAAACAATTCAGGGCTTGCCGGTAGCTCGCCGGACGCTATACCCCTGCCGATCTGCCATTTATACCACGGCAAGCAAATATTTTTCCCTGAGAATTTCTGCCAGTTTCTGAACATCCTTTTGGCCTCTGCCAGCCCCATCCGACCGCTCGAATAGTTGGTCTTTGAATAATCCAGCAACATCAATTCGAGCGGATAGCCGACCCCCACACCTATCAGTCTGCAGCACATAATAACATATTTGTCGAAATTATCGCCGGGCCGGTCAGCTCCGAACATGTTGACATCTTCGCCCTCGTCAAGTTCCATTATCATGCCCTGATACATCTGCTGCATTTTCTCGAATGCGTCATTACTTGAACCGTCGGTGTTGTCAATATCGCCGGGCATTAGTGCGTCGGTCGATTTTCTTGTTATTTTCCAGCCGATCATGGAGTTTTGCTCGGCTGCGAACTGTTCAAAATCCAGATAGTTGTTGAAACGCTCGAAAGTCCCCAGAATCGATGCCAGAAACGGCACGCCTCTCGACTGGCCGAACCGCTTACGATATGCCGGAGCGATCGTGTTGGCGGCTGCGATCCTCTTATATTTCCCGCCGGTATCAACACTGCCATAATCGCTGGTTGTATTTCGCTGTTTTACCCAGTATCCGACTGGTCGGTTTAATTCGTTCAATTCTACGCCCTGGATGATCCTTTTGTCGTTTTTGAACTCTCCACCTGTCGGCGTTGCCACTTGATCGGCCTCGAAAGCCAGTATCGAGCCGTTTGGTTTTTTGACCAATAGTGGGCCTCCATCTGTCCAAACCCCCCTAACCCCTGTCTTTGCAATATCAATAAAGTCCATTACCCCAGACGCATCGCACATTTCAGCAGTCATCCGAAAATTAATATATGCTTTGACCTGGTCATTTAGCCTGTCATCGCCTGTTTTGGGTACGAAATCGAAGTTTGAGCCGAAAATATTATCAAGTGCCCGGTCTAAAATGCCGGAAAACAACGAAGATTGCCGGTCGTTCTTGCGGCACATCTCTATGAGTTGGGATAATGTGTGTTTTGTCAGATGTCGGTCAGCCGATGCGGAATGACCGCTAACAAATCCGTAACTACGTCGCGTCCTGTTCGGCGTTGCTACTTCATAGCCAACACCCACCCCTGCGACAATATTAGTTACTAATTGTTCTGACATGCCGGATTCCTATGCAATATTGGCCACCCTGATCTTGCTGCTGCTGTTGCTTAATGCGTTGATTTCTTTTTCGAGCCGGTTTTTCTCATCATATAGCGTCTGGAGATTTGCCCGCATCATAGCGGCCCCGTTCGGTGATGTGATCGACTGTGAACCGGCCAGAATTGTACTGATCGCCGCTTTTACCTCGGCAAGTTCAGTTTCTTTCGTTGTCTGGGTTGCCATAAAATACACCTGTTTGCGAATATAATCTTCACAATTGCGAAACAATATGTATATTATGACCCCAAATGCGAATAAAAACAAGACATGGTATGTCCAGATTCGGACTAAACATTAGGTGCAAAGGTGAATTTGCCGCTGTAAATGCGGATATGTACACAGTTTACAGAAATGTAAAAAAGAAATGTTAAAATGGGGGGTTAAGGTATCTGCCCGCCGCCTTTTTCGACGACGGGCACTGGGGCTACTTTTTCGCCTTTCCCTCGATAGACTTTAGCGGATAGGTGTGCCGATGCTTACCGATACACTTCATTTTCCTGGTTACCAGCACCCGGCCATCGGGCATTGTTGCCCGGGTTGTACCTGTCACCATAGTTTGGGCGGCGCATACCCTGCATTTTGTCCTGCCGTGTACGTGCCGGTCAATATGGCCCTCTTTTACAATGGTCAGCCGTTTTATCAGCTCGGCCTTTTTACCAAATCCCGATAGGCCTCGCTGCTTGCATAGTGTCTGCAGTTCACCATATTTCAATTCCGCGACATCCGACAGCATGCCAACCGGCACTTCGACACCCCCGCCGCCAATACTTTCGTTCACTAAATCGTTGTTCATAATGATTTCCTTTCTAAATAGTTTTACCAAATTTTCCGGCCGCATACTGAGCATCGCCAGCCTCTTACAGTTGCCATTATCCCGCATATCAGCCAAATTATAACCCATAAACCGCATGTTACGAGAGATAAAAGCAGGTGTAATATGTGATTTGTGCTGTTTTTTTGTACTAAAACCTGTTTGTTGCAGGTTTTACAAAACCTCGATGATTGTAATGTTCCCATGATTTCCCTTTCTGTTATTAACCTCTCATTCTACCAACCCGCCGCCGTTTCTTTGCGGTTTCGGGCATTACATTAAACAACCTGACACCCAGCATATTAGCCATCGCAATACACCCGGCTGTGCAGTCTAACCAGTGATTGTGGCGGGATTTAACGTTGAAATACTCCTTAAAACCCCGACCAGCACCGCCGACAAATTCCCGCGTCCATATCTCGGCTGTTATCTGCTCGGCAAATTGCCTATGGACTATCGGGTCGTTGCCGAATAAGCTGATCGACCCTGCTGTATTTGGCGGGGCCAGTATCCCGTTGTGAACCGAGTTTTTGAAAAAATCGGCATCTAATGACCATAACATCGCAACCGTTGCCGTCCGGCTCGCGTAATAATGGCTTGCGACCATGACTTGCTTGGTCGATTTACGCGGTGCTTTGTATTTTTTCGATTGAGCCGATCCGAATCCCATACAGGCCCGATATTTGCCGCCCGGCGATGATCTGACAAACTGATTGACCACATCCGATTTATATCCGGCATCGACACCGCACAGATCGACGTGTTTAGCCTCGCCTGTGTCGGCATTTGGCCAGCCGTTTTCCGCCTCCCAGTCACGCCAGCTCATAAGTGCCGCCAATATAGCAGAATCTACGTCTTTTTGGTTTTCGTCCGCTTTTAGCGACCCTGTTGGGCTGTAAACCGTCTCTGTCCCATAGTCGATAACATAGCCCTGAAGCGGATTTTTCCAGGCAATTACTGTCCAGTATAACGCCCGGCCGTGAACATCGATGAATGCTGTTAGCCGCTCGCACCAGCCAGGAACTACGCCCCGCTCCAAGCCGTTGACTTTTTTACAAACTGCGGCAATATCAAGGCCCGATGTCTCTGCTGCCTCCTCGTCCGGCGGTTCGTTTTGGTACTCACAAGCGAAATTCTCCCAGCCGAAATCGGCGATCTTGTTATAGCAGTTCTGCAGTGCCGACGATTCCCCTTCATTTGCCAAAAACCGATATGGATTGGACACCTCGGCCCCTTCGTCCATCGCCTCTCGGTTTTCAGCATAGAATTTATTAGCCGTCGGGCCGATCCCTTTTTCGCTCATCTGATCGGCTTGGCGGAGTTCAATATACCGATGCCAGAGGTTTTCATTTTCCGGCTTGGCAATTAGTAGCTTTTGCCGGACACCCTGGAAAGCCGGTTTTTCCTTCCGGTCCGTAAACTGGTCGGCCAGACATCCTTTTTTGAAAATAGAGCAAATAATCACGATCGACATTGAGCCGTACTGGGCCGCTAACCCCATAACGTCCTGCTCGATGGTTTCTTTGCGTTTTTTTGTCTCGATTGGGCTGTAAGCCGATTCCCGCGTATCCAGATCGTCCAATAAACAGAAATCCGGCCGCATACCGTTGACTTTCAGACCCCGAATAGCTCCCTCGATGCCCTTACAGCAGATTATCGCTCCCGATGACTGTGATCCCTGCGTTATCGGCATAATAATCATTCCTTTGCCCCACACCAACCGGGTCCGTTTGCCTTCGCATGTCTGCATCTTGGCACGCTGGGCCGCACCTTCCAGCCGTGATACCGGATAGCATATCTCAGGGAAATCCTCCGCCAGCTTTTCTGACCGCTCGTATAAAAGTCGAATCCCTGCCAGCCGTTCCTCTGCGAATATCCCGTTGGCTCCGATCAATAGCGGAAATTTCAGCAGGCCGTAATTAACGGCAAAAGTAAGCAATGCCTCGGCGATTGTCGATTTGCCCGTCCCTCGCGGTGCTGCCATCGCCCGTTGTCCGCCTTCGCCAATGCCTGTCATTATGGCGTTGCCGATGTCTCGTTGGTCTTTTGTAAATGGGTGTGTAAACTGTTCAGGGAAATAGGTCAAACAGTACAGCTCCCAATCCCTGCTACACCGCCGCCGCCGCCGTAAATTGTAAACAGCGGGGATCGGCCCGATGTCACGCTCGGCTGAGCGGTTCAGGTTTTTGTGGGCGCTTGAATATTTGCGGGTGCTAACCATTTAATCCCTTAGAAATTTTCTTTTAGCCCTGTGAAATCAGTGAGGTTTCCGTTTGTTCTTTAACTCTGCAACCTAGAGAAATTAGTTTTAACGCAATATCTTTGTGGGCCGTCACAAGGCCGGAGTAATACAGATGCATTGTATTTCCGGCCCCTTTTTCTACTAGCTCGCTACTGTGATTTTTCCTCACTTGATCCACGACATATTCAAATAACTCTTGCAATTCTTTATCTACCATAGTTACCGCCTTTCATATTATTTTTTGTCCAACATATCGTCTCTGCAAAATTCAAAGGGTTCGTGGATATTTCCGACGACTTCCAGGTCCCACAATTGATGAAGGAAATTCTGGTAGTTATCGAATGGGGCCTTGACCGATTTGCTAAACGTACAAGGCACGATCCATGCTGAACATTCCCTGTCCCAGATAACTTCCTGCGGCCCAAACTTCCCCCAAAAGTTTTCGCCTATAACTATATCTCCGCCGTATATCTTTTGACCGTCTGGATATTCCTTTGTTTTTTTCCAGCCATTACGCCCTGTATATTGTTCAATGTCCGAATAGCCATTAAACATGATTTTGCTACATTTGGTATATTCAAACGCGACTTGAAATTCATCGTTTCGGCTCATCGTAGCGATGGGAGTGTTAAAATAAATAAATTCCTTCGTTACTTTATTCCACGCTCTAAAATCCATAATGCTCATAGTGACCACCTTTCATATTATTCTCCATATACATTCACGATGTCATCGATACACCTGATAACCGCCCCAACCGTTATAAACGATTCTGACGCGTCGTCAGGCAGTCTAATCCCAAATTCATCTTCAAGCTCGAACTCTAAATCGAGTATTTCCAGATGATCGATCCCCAGCGATTCCAGTGTTGTGTCTGTTTCCAGATCGTCAGGCATGGAACCACTGACGGAAGCAATGATCTCTTTTACTTTTCTGCTGTTATAGCTCATAATATATCCTCATATAATATCTCAAACGCTTTTTCTACACATTGGGGGACGACGGTATTTCCATAACATCTAATGCCGTCCAATTCACTGGATACATCATCACTTTCTGGTAAAAAGTCGCACTCGGATACCTCCCATATTTCACTGCGAATTGTGTTGGTATGTTGTTTGAGAATCCGTTGTCCATATTCTGGTTTTGCAGTTGTTTTACTGTGAATTTTTGTAATCTTATTATGTCGCTGGCTCTTGGTGTGTACCAAACACCACCATCTATCTCGCTTATGCGGCGCTCCCATCTCGGCTGCCGATAGCACTTTCCATCTAGCATCATACCCGCACGCGGCCAGTTCTGCAAGTACGGTATCCAGCCCCCGAACAGTGATTGCTGGGACGTTTTCCAGGAATATGATTTGGGGTCGAACCATGCGAACGAGACGGACGATTTCAAAGAACAGTCCTGACCTTGTTTCCCCCTTGACGATTCCAGCCCCTTTTCCTGCACAACTGATGTCCTGACATGGGAACCCGCCGGTGATACAGTCGATTCGTCCGATTGCGTCAAGCTCAGTTTGTCCGAGAGTTGTAACGTCAGACCAGATTGGAGCAGTGTCGATATTACCCTCTGCCATGTTTTTGATGAGTACCCCGCAGGCGTATGGGTCGATCTCACAGTAGCAAACGGTTTTGCACCATCGTTGCAGCCCGAGGCTGATTCCCCCGATCCCGCTGAACAGGTCAAGTGTTCTGTATTTGGTATCATTATCCACATTTATTGCCCTTCTCTTTCATGTTTCACGCCTTTTTCTTGTTAACCTGTTGTTTCCCGCCCTGCAGTGAAAATACCTGCTTTTCGAGCGACACGATCCGCGCTTTTGCCGCCTGAACGGTATCAACGTATGTGCTGTTTATATCCTCATTTAAGTAGCCCAACTCCGAATCGATAGCGTCGTATAATTTTTCCACATCCGTCTTTTTTCGGACCTTTTCGTCCGGTTCCGGCTCCGATACCGCATCCAGGCCCAAAAGCCGGTTCATTTCCTTTTGAACGGCTGTTGCCGCCTTGAAATCCTGAATGACCATGCTCCGCTTGTACATTTCATCGAGCCGGATTATCGCCTGACCCATCTGATATTTCGGGTCAAAGTCGCCTCGGGCCAGTATTTTCTTAGTTGCCTCCCTGATATATCTGCCGACCGTCTGAGGTTTGATATTCCAGTCGGTCTTTTCTATTACGAATTTTTCGACCTCGGCGGCGGTCAGGCCGGTACATAGCAGGTCGATCACCTTATCGACCCGCTTGGTTTCGGCCTCTGTCTTTTTGGCCTTTGCTTTTTTGGTTGGTTTTTTCTTTGCCATTATTTTATCTCTGAGTACCTCTGGTCAATCGTCGATCAATTTAGCCTCGGCCTTGTTGTTTTCTATATGTGCTAATTTCAGGTTTTTAACGGCCTGGTTATAATAACTTGGCTTTAACTCTATTCCAATTCCTTTACGCCCACTACACACAGCCCCATATACCTCTGAACCTACGCCCATAAATGGAGTCAGGACCACTTCGCCAGGATTAGATCGTAGAACTATCACCCTGTTTATAACGTCTAATTGTAGCGGGTGGACGTGTTTTTCGTCCTCTTCGTCTCGCCCCTCTTTATATTTTAACACATTATCAATTCTTATATCATCCCAGAATGAGCTGGCGTATTGCCGCCATACCCAGTGAGAGTATCGGTTTTCCGTCTGTTTGCCTTTATAGTGTTTGAATCTCAAAAGTTCCTCTGGAATCTCACGCTCACCATGATAACAGCCCAGCCCCTCGGCATGTGATACTGGTGTCTCGTTTACACCCTTTTTCCTGAATATCAACAGATAATCAGCCGAAGCAACACCACAATAAACCGAATCATCCACTATAGTTTTATGTGCCAACGATTTCTGCATTGTCCGGTTTCTAACCGCCAAAGGCTCTTTCCATATACAATGTCGGGCCACAAAATCAAACCCGCACTCACTATGCAATCTTATTATATCACCCGGAAAATCGATTAGATGGTCTTTACCAGAATTCCCGCTCGGCGTGTCCATTCAATGAACAGCAGTACACCTGCCGGGCTTAGTTAGCCTACATAATTCATTCACAACAAACCGGTAATGATCAAAGAAATCATCGTAACTGTCGGCGTTCGACAGGTCTCTTTCACTACTTGAATAGTGATATAGTCCGCAAAACGGTGGACTATAGACCGATAAATCAATGCTTAAATCGGCCATATCAGCCATTGTTTCGATACAATCACCATTATAAATTGCATACTCATCTGTTATTTGTTGTTCAATTACGCCCATTTAGGATCCTCCGTTTCTGCAGGATACTGCGATATATGACTTAAATGTAGTGGATTATTCATTTCTTTAACTAAACTGGTAAACATTTTGTCCGCTTGTTTTTGTTTATGTCTCAAACTGGCTATGGAGTTTACGTCCCCATTGGTATAAATTAAATCAATATTCACCGGTCTTGTTTGACCAAACCGCCAACATCTTCTAATAGCCTGATAGTACTGTTCGTAACTGTAAGACGGAAAATATGTCATGTGGTTACAGTGTTGCCAATTCAAACCCCACGCCCCGATTTTAGGTTTGGTTATCAATACCCTGCTCTCGCCCCTAGTGAACGATGTTAGCTTGCGTTCTTTCGCGTCGTCCGAATCACTGCCGCTTACCTGTATCGAATCGGGTATTAGTTTTTCTAATAAATTGCCCTCATCGTTCAAATTACACCAAGCCACAGAATAGTCTTTTGTATCGGCTATAAGATCGGCGGCCTTTTCGCACCGTTCTTTTACCGTCGCTCTTCTTTCGTCCCTAACCTCTTTTAGTCCATGTGCTGGCAGGGTGAATAACATCCCCTCGTCCGGCTCTCTGGCGGTGTCTAGTTTATGGGGTGATTCCTGTAGCTCTGGTAATATAAATTCTTTATCACAATAGCCTAAATCGGACGGCTTACGCATAGCCCTTGCCCAACTTGATACCCATCGCCAAAATGAATCGTGAGCGTGACCTTTTAGTCTCCATTTAGTAGCTTCCGTAAATCGACCTCTACGGTTAGTAGCACAATTATTTTGGTCGTTCTTAAAAAACCTGCCTAACATGTCCATATAACCCAAGTAGCCCAACGCCTCACTTGACGTCCCCAATTCAATAAAATCGTTAGGTGATGGGGTTGCCGTAGCCAGCAGCCGATATCGAACCTTGCGTAAAAAGATATTCACAGCGTTTTTAATCTTACCATTGAAGTTTTTGAGAATTGAGCTCTCATCCAGTATAACGCCCGCAAAGTCTTTAGGGTCGAAATAATGTAACCGCTGGTAATTGCTTACTACAATATCGCTCTTGATTTGCCCGTCTCTGGACCTTGCAACCCCACTAATCCCAAATTTTTCAGCCTCATCTATCATCTGTTGACCAACAGCAATCGGGGTCAAAAGCAATACACTTTTGTTAGTTTTCTGTACTACGTTTTCAGCCCAGACTAACTCCATTATACTCTTACCGAGTCCACAATCGGCAAATATAGCGGCCTTGCCTTTTTTAAGCGACCATTCAACAAGGTCTCTCTGGAAGTCGAACAGATAGTCCGGCATTTCTAGGGGTTTGAACCCAGAGCCTTTATCTGTCTGTTGTTTGGCTATTAGATAGTCATGGTAATTGGTCATATTTCAATCCCTCTCAAATTCATGTTTCTACTTTTGCCTTTTCCTGATTAGTAAGCGGCAAGGTCGGAATTGAACCGCCCTCTCCTGCCTGGTTGGCAGGCGCAACGCCATCTTTGCTTTTGCCGCGTGGGTAAGGTTTTCTCAAAGCTTCAATCTGTTTTGTTCATGTCAAAATCCTTTTATTATATAAAACCGCCTGTGCGACCCTGTATCGAATAAATAGCCCAGTTGGTGTCGCCGGTCGTTTCACCGCCAGATCGTCGCACTGGCGGCCTCTGGCTAGCCCACACGAAGCGTCAGAAATTCTGGACAGTCTGCAGCGAAAATCGGCCCGATATAT